CTTTTGGATACATCCATTAGAAATAATGGCCAAAAGTACACACTCGTTAGATACAAAGATGCTTACGGATTTCTCCGTAACTTCTCTTTGAATCTAAAATCTCTACCTCTGAGTTTTACTAAAGTAGATAAACGAGGTATCCCGAAAACCCTTTGGCCATTACGGCCACTCATGAAGGGTGGAAGGGAGGAACGTCGTTTAGCCCTATGTATTGCCAGGTGCTATGAGAAAATACGTCTTCCAATAGATTATTGTACAAAGTCTATCGAAAGTCCCACTCTTAAGAGATGGGAACATTCCGAAACAACAGAGTATTTTAAAATATTTTTAGAAGAATTTTCTGCAAAGTACCCTTGGTACTTAGGGACCTTAGTAACCCATGACCCTATACATCCTAAAGTGTTCACTTCTACTGGATACGGACCAAATGGTCCTACAGTAGCTTATGCTCACATTGATGCAAGGGCTGTTGTTGATGATGATGAATTATACTCATCTATGAAGATTTTCAACGATGTCTTAAGACAAAGTTGGATAACTACATGGATGGAGAAACACGCATCATACGTCACACCAAATACAGAGTATCTCACCGGCAAGTTAGGATTTTCATCCGAACCTGGAGGTAAGACACGTGTATTTGCTATTGGGGATTATTGGAGTCAGACATCTTTGAAGGTTTTACAGGATTCCCTGTATAACACCCTAAAACAGATAAGTACGGATTGTACTAAGGATCAAGATCAAGGATTTAAATCCTTAATCAAAGAATCGCTTGGTAAACCGACTTATTGCTTTGACCTATCATCAGCATCAGATAGAATTCCTGCAAAAATGCAAGTTTTCCGTTTGAATTTGATGAGAGAAGGTTTAGGCGATGCCTGGCTTTCAATAATGACTCGTCGGAACTTCTTTATCAAAGACCTTAAGAAATTTGTTAGGTGGGAAGTAGGTCAGCCTTTAGGCTTACTATCATCTTTCCCTTCATTTTCCTTATGGCACCATGATATCATCCAATACTCATATAATTATGATAGAATTAGAAACGGAAAACCGTTACAATTCTTCAAAGATTATAGATTATTAGGTGATGACGTGGTAATATTTGATAAAAATGTTGCAGTTACCTACCAACGTATTTTGAGTGAGATTGGAATTCCAATCAATATGTCAAAATCCGTGATCGGTGATACAAATAACTCCCAAATAGAGTTTACCAAAAGGTTATCTCTAAACGGGCTGGAGATGAGCTCTGTCAAGTATAATATACAAAGCAAGACTGAACAGGTTTACCTGCTCGATCTTGTTGATATATTACTTACCAGAGACATACTCCCAGATAAAGGCCACTACGGTTTGTGTGATTATCTGTCATCAATAGGTAATAACACGATTTCCATGATGATTTGGTTTAGATCAACTTCTTCACTCCCATTTAGGGTTAATGAAACTTTGTTGATCGACCGAGTAACTTTGACCGATATGGTCATTGCTAAACGATACGAAAACATCAGAAAGAAATCAGAAGAGGTATCTCTAATTCACGATAAAACACCGTTAAAAGAGTTGTATCCGCCTTCTGCGCTACCTCGTAGTGATGAGGCACTAGGACTCAGCGGTCACTTTGTCAGTGACCAGATGGAGCTGCACCCATTAATATGGGCTATACATCAAGTAGATTTAGATCTATGCGATAAGTTAACACTCCTCTGGGATGAAGCAGAAGAGATTTGTCCTGTGGAATACTTGCCAAATCCATCTTTGAAAGGTTATTTCCATACTCGAAAGAATATGAGAATATACTTATCAAAAATGATAATTGACTCATATAACAAATTGTTG